GACGGCTACGGCTACGGCTCCGGCTCCGGCGACGGCTACGGCTACGGCGACGGCTACGGCTACGGCTCCGGCTCCGGCGACGGCTACGGCTACGGCGACGGCTACGGCTCCGGCTCCGGCTCCGGCGACGGCTACGGCTACGGCGACGGCTACGGCTCCGGCTAAACCGATGTGGTGGGCGTTCTTTTGGAGGCTTGAAAATGGGCATTGTCAGTTGGCTGATGGGCTTGACGCGTGGCGGACGCCGGACGCCGGAGGGCGCGATGGACGTGGTTTCGCGTATGCTGCGGGATCGGCAATCGAGGGCCGACTTCCTGGTGAATCTCGACCACGAGGACCTGCCGGATGGCGCGGCCTTGCCGGCTGAGTTCCGCATCAAGGTCAAGGTGACGGAGCACCATCCGAGCCTGGATGAGCCGGTCCTAGCTTATCCGCGGAGCCTCCAGCCGAAGGACCGGGGCGGGCCGCTGTCGGGTGGCTTCCCGCACAAGTTCACGACGCTGGCTGTCCTTCTTGCCGCTGCGGTCGGCGGGACGCTATCGGGGTGCAGCTCGACGCCGACCCCGGCGCAGGTGACGGCTGGTGCGCAGGCGGTGCTGACGTTGGGCGCGTTGGCGGCGCAGACCAACACGACCGCGGACAAGTTCGTCGCGCAAGGTGCGCTGTTCTGCCAGTCGCCGGCCGGGTCGGCGCTGCCGGCTGTGTTTGTGCTGGCCAACCTGGCGGGCGCGCCGGTCGCGGTGACGGGTGCTGCGTCGACCGCGGTTGCTGCCGCGTGTGCTCTGTTCCAGGCGATCCCGACCACGCCGCCGGCGAATGCGGCTGCGGTGCCCGTGGTTGTGGCGCCCGTAACGACGCTGCCCGCCGTTCACTGACGCGCTGTGCCGGCTCGGGGTCCAACCGCGAAGGATATCCCGCCTGTCAGGATAGCCGGTCATGACTTCGTCCTGGGCCGGTGTGTGCGGCCAAAGACTGACAATACCCCGTGTGGCCGGTTCTGGTCTGATATCAGGCCATACGGGGACGAGAAATGGGAGACCTACATCGACCAGCTCGACATCGCCCACTACGGGAAGGCGACGCGGCTCGAGATGCATGAGATACACGTCGCCCGGGCGGCCGAGCGGAAGCAAGTCTGCATTGGTAGCAATTGGAGATACGAGTGAACCACCGTGAGCACCGCTTTTCGCACTACGTGAACGCCTATTTCGAGCGCGTTTTGGTGGGCGATTGCTGGTTTACGGCGGTGGAGACCGGCGTTTACATGAAAGGCGCCACCGACGAGGCCAGGATGCGAGCCGAAACGCTGCGCAAGGCGCGCGGGATCAAGCCGGCGCATCTGGATTGGTATGTTTACCAGCGTGAAACGGGCATTTTTGGGCAATTGGAGCTAAAAGTAGGGAACAACAAGCCGTCTGCGGGCCAGGAAGTGACGATTCGGCTGCTGGAAGAGCGGAAAATACCGGCCGGATGTGCCTGGACGATCCCGCAAGTGCATGATTGGGCGGTTGACTCGGGGTTTAAGCTGCACGGGAACGCCAAAAACATCGTCCGGGAGCTTCACCAGCGCCATTTGGCGGCCGATCTGGAGGCGGAGGGGAAGGTTTCGCCTGTCGCGCCCAAGGATGTGGGTTGGCGGGAGCAGAAACGCGGAGCGCAGCGGCAGAAAGAGGCGCTTATGGCCGAGCGGGAGTTCGAGAACATCGTTTTGGGAGGTTTGACGTGACCCCGGAATATCTGGCCTTTCTGTCAGCGAAAGCGCCTCGGGCCGATCCTGTTGGCATCGATCCCCGCCCTATGCCTGGCCACATGTTCGATTATCAGTCCGCGGCGACAGAGTTTTGCCTGCGGCAGGGGCGATCGGCGCTGTTTCTTGATACAGGTCTGGGCAAGACCATCTGCGAGCTTGAGTTTGCCGATCAAGCTAGGGCATTCACCGGATCACCATCGCTGATACTGACACCTCTTGCGGTCGCACGTCAGATCGAAGCAGAGGGTCATCGTTTCGGTTACGATTGCCACGTCATCCGCGAGATGTCTGATGTGCGTATGTGCATCAATATCTGTAATTATGACCGGATTGATAAGCTTGATCCGTCCGCGTTTGGATGTGTCGTGCTGGATGAAAGCTCGATCTTGAAAAACTTCGCGGGATCGACAACGCGCGCTCTGACTTCCATGTTTGCCGACACACCGTTCCGTCTGTGCGCCACCGCCACCCCCGCGCCTAATGACCACATGGAACTTGGCACGCACTCCGAGTTTCTCGGGATCATGCCACAGGCCGATATGCTTATGAGGTGGTTTATCAACGACACGAGTGATACCGGCACCTGGCGGCTCAAGGGTCACGCTCAAAACCATTTTTGGGATTGGGTCGCATCGTGGGCCGTCATGGCATCATCGCCGGACGATCTTGGGTTTGACGGATCGAGGTTCGTCCTGCCGCCGATGTCCATCCATAAGCACAAGGTAACGGCTGAGATCACACCCGACGACGGTTTGTTTGGTTTCAACGTCTCTGCGACTGAGATGTTTAAGCTCAAGCGGCAGACATCTGATGTGCGCGCCGACGAAGTTGCGCGGCTTATCGGGACCGAACAAAATGAACCGTGGTTGATCTGGGTAGATACCGACCATGAGGCTGACGCCGTCCTGAGCCGGTTGCCGGATGCCATCGATGTTCGTGGATCGATGACACCTGAGCGCAAGGAGGAAGGGCTTTTGGCGTTTCTCACATCGGGGCGCCCTCTTGTGACCAAAGGCAAGATTGCCGGCCAAGGACTAAACTATCAGCACTGTGCGCGACAGGTATTCGTCGGCCGATCGTTCTCTTACGAGATGTGGTATCAATGCGTTCGCCGATGCTGGCGGTTCGGGCAAACACGCCCTGTCCACGTCCACATCATCGTTGCCGAGGGCGAGGATCAGATCGGCCGCGCGATCGATCGCAAGGCCGATGGCCACGAGCATATGAAGCGCTCGATGCGTTCTGCCGCACGTCGGGCGATGGGCCAGTCATCGAATATCAAGGTTGCCTATGATCCGCAGCACGATGGGAGATTGCCGGCATGGTTATCCGCTGCTTGAATGATGCGCACGGTCAGGACTGGAGCTTGTATAACGGCGACTGCGTGGACGTTTTGCGCCAGTTGCCGGATCGATCGGCCGGATTCAGCGTCTACTCCCCTCCATTCTCAAATCTGTTCGTCTACTCGGACAGCGAGAGCGACATGGGCAACAGCGCCAACGATGCCGAATTTTTCCGGCATTACGGCTTCATGCTCGAACAGCTTACGCGTGTCATGAAGCCCGGGCGCCTCGCCGCCGTCCATTGTTCCGACCTCCCGTTGACTAAATGGAAGGATGGCGTAATCGGTATCAAGGATTTCAGCGGCGATCTGATCCGCGCTCACGAGGCGGCAGGATGGATACTCCACAGCCGTGTTACCGTGTGGAAAGACCCAGTGGTCGAGATGACGCGGACAAAGGCGTTGGGATTGCTCTATAAGCAATTACAGAAGGACAGCACCCGCTCGCGCCAAGGCATGGCCGACTACGTCCTTGTGTTCCGTGCGCCAGGCGAGAACGTGGAGCCTGTTGGGCAGGATCGCGACACGTTCCCTGTCGAGCAATGGCAGCAATGGGCATCGCCTGTCTGGATGGATATCCGCCAGACCGATACGCTCAACGTCCAGCAGGCACGTGAGCATTCGGATGAACGGCACGTCTGCCCGCTCCAGCTTGGTTTGATCGAGCGTGCCATCCTGCTTTGGAGCAACCGGGGCGATACAGTGCTTTCCCCGTTCACCGGGATCGGAAGCGAAGGTTTTGGCGCGGTCAAGCTGCGTCGCAAGTTCATCGGCGTGGAACTAAAGGGCGGCTATTTTGCCATTGCGCGAAAGAACTTGGCAAACGCGGAATCCGGCGCCGTGGATCTGTTCGACGCCGCTTAAAAAACCCCAGAAAAAGGAACACACGATGGCTGACGAATCATGGCGTCCGTGGCATGGCCGGGAAAATCCTCTTGAGGCGATGTATCAGCACTTCACGGCGCAGATCGAGGCGCTGAAAGCGCAGATCAACCCGGCGCCAGCGCCGACGCCAGCGCCATCGCCGCCTAAGCCGGCCGCATAACATGGCCGACGACGGCGTCCCGCCGGCCACGATTGCTGACGCGTGTCCGCACTGCGCCGCGGGTCACCCGGTATCCCTGCACAACGGGAACGGGACCCCCGAATATGTTCACCGCATGTCGGCGCAAGCCGGAACGGGGTCGCGTTGGTCGATCACCATCTGCCGAGCGGACAAGATCAGAAAGGGGCTTGTGAAGTAATGAACGTCCAGGCGAGGGGATCGAGCGTCCAGTTCCACAACGACGCGGTGAAGGTGTCCGAGCAGGACCCGGAGTTGGCCTATCGGCTGCTGTGCTCATCGGTGACGATCGACCCGACCAACGCCGTGGCATGGGCTGCCATGGGCATCTGCCTGTCCAAGCTGGGGAAGCTGCCAGCGTCGATCGCGGCGTTCCGCCGGGTATTGTCGATTCCCTACGGGCCGAACCATCAGCACGGGGACAACTCGCCCAAGCTGCAATACACCGCGATGGTGAACATCGCGCACCAACTGAAGAACGACGGCGCGATCTATGAGGCGGTCGACGCTGGCTATCAGGCCAGGGACTTCTTTGACGAGAACGCCGAGGCAATCGGCGAGGACCAGGAATGGTTTCTCTACACCAACCAGAGCCAGGTTCTGTCCATCATCGACCAGACCTCGATGTCTATCGATTACGCGCTGCGCGGCTGGAGCCTGAACCCAACGTCCCCGGAGGCGGAGCTGGCGCTCGCGTTGTGCTACCTGTGGGACGGAAACTATGCGACCGGACTGCGGCACTTCGAGGCGCGGTTTGCGATGGAGAAGGGGCTGAAAAGCTTCCAGAATTACCCTTATCCGCGGTGGACCGGCGGGCATCTGGACACCCTGTTCATTGCCAGCGAGCACGGCATAGGCGACACGCTGTCGATGGCGCGGTTCGTGCCGCGCACCACGCAGTTCGCCAAGCGGGTGCTGTTCCAGGTGCATGCGGAGCTGCACCGGATGCTGACCACGGCGTTTCGGGACTGGCCGAGCGTGAGCGTGATACCTGCCACGACGATGCTGCCGCTGTCCGACGCTTGGTGCCCGGTGATGGGCCTGCCGACGGTGCTTGGCCTGACGACGGAGCAAATCGCCAGTCATCACCAAGCGTGGCGGATGCCGGATTTCCCGACCACCATGCCGACCGGATGGAAGGCGACGGATGCCAAAATCCACATCGGGATCGCGTTTGGCGGGTCGCCTGGGAACGGGATCGACCGGTGGCGCTCGATCCCTGTCACGCAGTTCCTCGACCTCTACGATGTGCCCGGCGTGCAGCTTTACTCCCTCCAGATCGGCCCCAGGGCGCAGGACTTGCACCTGTCGGGCTGTGCAGCGCTGATCCGGGACCTGTCGCCATACATCAAGGATGCGACGGATACGGTGAACATCATCAAGGAACTGGACCTCGTCATCACGATCGAGTCGTTCCTTGGGCACCTGTGCGGTGCGATGGGAAAGGAAACGTGGGTCGCCTACTCGCGCCGCGGTGGCGACTGGCGGATCGGTCGCAAAGAGGGGCCGGCGCTCTGGTATCCGAATCATCGTATCTTCAGGCAGGAGGCGGACTTCGAATGGAACCCAGTGTTCAAGAGGATAGCGCAGGCGCTACGGGCGAGGCTTGGTCTGCCGGAAGTCTGAAATCGAGGCCGAACTGGCGCGGCGAAGCGTGGACGCCATGGATGATGCAGCGGGCTTTGGAGATGAAGAGCGCCGGGAGTAACCGGGCTGAGATAGCCCAGGAGATCGGCGTCAGCTACAACGCGGTCGTCGGGAAGCTGTATCGGTGGGACATGGCGCAGAAGGGAATAAAGCCATCACACCGCAAGAAGCCAGGCGGGGCCGAGAGACGGGCGCAGCGGTTGGCGCAGAAGGAAGCGCAGCCGGCACCCGTCGAGGTCGCCCCGGCCGTGACGCTGCCGCCGCTGGTTTCTCTCACGGAGCCTGTCGAGGCGGCGGTATCGGTTGCTACTGTCAGGAACCATACCGAACCGTCATCGGACGAAAAACCTACTCTCGGGTATGTCTGGTCTGCGCCCAAGCCAAAGCCGGTGAACGTGAGCACGGCGGTATGTCAGTGGCCGAGCGACATCCCGGGCACCCGGCGCTTCACGTTGTGCGGGTGTCCTGTCGAGCGCCACGGGCGGCCGTATTGTGGCGCGCACGCCGACAAAGCCTATATCCGCAGGAAGGTGGTCTATGCTGACTGACAACGAAGCTGTGGCGATGGAGATACTGTCGCACGAGGACATGCTGGCCATCGGGCGCTGGGAAGATGTCATCAAGGGACTGGCCAGCAGACGCTTGTGTGTGCGCGTTATGGACCAGTGGCACCGGATCACGCCGGCTGGGATCGTCGCATTCGAGGCGCACGAGCGGGCGCAATACGCGCCTGTGATCGAGGGGGAGTTGTGATGGCGCTGGCGATGCAGGACGTGTTCTCGTCCCACATCAACCAGATCGGACACGACCCAGACACGGGGGAGTTGCACGTCGCCTGGGACAGCGGCAAGCGCTCGATCTACAGTGGCGTGCCGGCGGACGTGGCGCAGACGGTCATGCGCTCATGGTCTGTAGGCAAGGCGCTGACGACCAAGGTGAAGGGTGGGCAGTATGAACACCGATACGCATGACCATGCGGCGAGGTTCCGCGCGATTGCCGACAAGATCGACCTGAACGGCAGCGCGGACTTCGGCGGTGCCTACGTGATCGTCGGCCCCGAGGGCACGTCGATCGACCTTCTGATGCTGGACGGCAAAGCCAACCCGGCGGTGTTCTGGTCGACCGTGCAGACGCGCGTGCAGATCGTGCTCGCCGAAATCGCCGACGCGGAGCGGAGCGGTGGCATGTTGCAGGGGGTTAGGCGGTGACCCGTGCCGTTTGATGGGGCTTGGACGCCGGAACATGCCGCTTCTGTCAAGGCGGCGTTCTACGAATTCCTAAACCACACGTGGGTCAAGTCCAAAGAAAAGGGCTGGATCATCCTTGGTGAAAATCTATATGGCGCCCAGACCACCGTCATAGAAGGGATATTCGACGGTCTGGGTAACGATATCCACGACTTTAAGGTCCTGAAAAGCCGGCAGCTTGGCGTTTCAACCATTATCCGCGCGCTGATGGCATTTTGGACTGGGATATTCGACGTTACAGCCTCTCTGATGTTTGACACATCGGCTCATTTGATGGAAGCCCGTCAAGAGCTAGTGGATATGATACAGAGGTTCCCGGCAAGCTACAATTTCCCGAAACTGATTGGAAATAACCGGAACTTCCTGATCCTGGAGAACAAATCACGCATAAACCTGATAGCGGCCGGCGTCAAGGAAACCAAATCGTCTCAGACGCTCGGAACCGGCTCCGCTATATCAGTTTCGCACCGTTCCGAGTTGTGCAACTACGGCAATATCGTCGGCATGGAGACATTTCGCCATTCTTTGGCGAGGAAAAATCCAAACCGTTTGTTTGTCGATGAGAGCACGGCCAAGGGGCCGAATATTTGGCAAGAAATCTGGTATGAGGCGAAGGATGATCACCACGCAAAGTGCATTTTCTGCGGTTGGTGGTCGCATCCGGACCAGAAAATAGAGCAAGACGACCCCGATTTCCAGAAATACGGCATTCAACCGCTTTCGCCGCTCGAAAAGCAGAAGATACGGCAGGTTTACGAGCAATACGGCCACGAAATAACGGCCGAACAGCTTGCATGGATCAGGAAGGAGATGAATCCGACCGCTGATGCGGACGGTGACGCTGATCCTGACTTCTCGGGCGACAATTCGCGGCTTGAACAGCAGCCTTGGACTGAGGAAGACGCGTTCCAGATGACGGGCGCGGTGTTCTTCGATCCCGAAGAACTGACGAAGCAGATGAAGCTTCACGTCAGCCGCAAATACAAGACCTACCACTATACCGCCGGCATCGAGTTCAGCGACCTGCGTGTCTATCCTGCGCCCAACGCCAAGTCCGTGCAGCTCAAGGTGTGGGAGGAGCCGGTCGAGGATTCTGTCTACATTATCGCCACCGATGTTGCCTTCGGCCGCGCCGAGTTCAACAACCGGTCCTCGATCGAGGTGATGCGCGCCTACGCGGACGGGCTCGATCAGGTGGCCGAATACTGCTGGCCGCTGATCAACACCAAGCAATTGGCGTGGGTCATCGCCAGCCTGGAAGCGTGGTATGCCGGCGAGCGGTCGACTGTCTACCGGATTGTCGACATCAACGGCCCCGGCGAGGCCACGTTCCGGGAGTTGCAGGACTTGAAGCTTCAACTGCGGCACGGCTACTTCGGCTCGACGCTGACAGAGCGCGGCCTGCAGGACATCCAGCGCAACGTGCGGAATTACATCTACACCCGCACGGACAGCATGGGACGCGGCCACGCGTGGCAGTTCAAGGCGCAGTCGCAGCTCAAGGTGGCGATCATGGAGCGCCTGCGCGACTTCGTGCAGAACGGCATGCTCCACATCCGATCGCAGGAGTCCTTGGATGAGATGCGGTGGATCACCCGCGAGGGCGACAAGATCGAGGCGCAGGGGACCAAGCAGGACGATCGGGTGTATTCGCTTGCGATGGCGGTGCGTCACTGGGAAGAGAACGCGCGCCGTGCGCTGATCCAGGCCAAGCGGACTCGGGCGTTTGAAGAGGCGGCGCGGCGCATGACGATCAAGGATCAGGTGACGTTGTATAATCAGAACCAGCTTGATAGCTTCATCAGCGGGCAGGTTGCGTCCCGGCGGCGTATGATGGCGGCGGCGCGGCGGCAGAGTTGGAGGGGTTGATGCCCAGAGCACGCACTTACGAATGCCCGGGCACGGCGGCGCACCCGCCGCACCAGTTCACCTTTCTCCACCATCCATCGGTGGCGGCCGACCCCCTGCCGCGCTATTGCGGTGTGTGCGGCTATGATAGCCACGAGGAAGATGGCTACGACGAGGCTCTGACCTCGCCGCACATCGGGAAGTCCATCAAGATGACCGTGGACCAGATGCACCGTCAGATGGAGGACGGCGCGCAGTTCCGGGCTGACATCGCGCAGGAGAAGTTCGGGCTCGACAGCCAGGACGCGTCGATCATGAAGATGACGGACATGCGGGACGGCCTGCGCATGGGCGACACGTCGGATGCGAAGCTCGCTCCAAGCCCGGTGACCCAGGTCATGGACGCGGCGCCGGTGGGTATGTTCGGTTTTCAGGGATCGGCCGGGCTGGGATACAGCGGCGCGGTGGCGGAGGGTCCGTTCCCGAACGCCGGCGCTAGGACGCAGGCGATGGTCCGGCAGCACCACGCAAATTTCACCGCGACTTCCGGCCAGGTGGGGGCGACGACATCCTCAATGCCGGCGCTCGAAACCACATCGCCTAACTATCGGCGTCGTGTATGATTGATGGATGAGCGATAAAGCGAAAGTCCTAGACTTCCCGTCGAAAAAGTCCATGGCGTCGCGTCCCGACGCCTTCATGGAACTGCCGCAAGACAACAAGCTACTCGTCCGGCAGGTCATGGAGATCAACGAAATCTGCCGGTCGGATGTCGGCCAGCGCGCTGCCTATTATCGCCAGCTCAACATGATCGTGGAAAGCGGCAAGTCCGATGGGTCCCGATCGCTGATCAACCTGCTTTATAGCCTGATCGACCGGCTCGCGTCGCACCTGTTCTCGCCGACTGAAATCCGTTTCTCCATGGATTTCGAGAACGAATACCCGGAAGAAATCCTCAAGCGCGGCAACGTCGCGACCCGGCTCCTGGCGCGCTCATTCGAGCGGACGAACACCGACATCCTGTTCGCCCAGGGGGTGTTCGAGGCGCTGAAATACGGTTCATGCTTCCTGAAACAGTGGGTCACGCAGGACGGATCAGAGAAGCTTCCGACCTACCATTCCAGCCTCGTGATGCCATGGCAAATGGGGGTCTACAGGCCGGACACCAACTCCCTGGACGACCAGCCGGCGATGACCCAGAGCGTCACGCTGACGATGCCGGAAGTGTGGCGACGAATCTACCACATGCCGGACGCGCGGCAGTTGTTTGACCGGATCAAGCAGCATGCCGCGCCCGGCGCGACGGACGTTGCGAACAGCTTTTTCCACCAGGTGCTGAACACCTCGCAGATCAACACCGGGGCCGGTGCGGCGTCGCGGCCGGTCCCCGGCGGCATCGTGCAACTGTCCACGGACCCGAACTATGGCGGCGTCGGCCCGTCCGGCGCGGCGCCGATAGCGGTGATGCACGAGACGTGGATGTGGGACGGCGACGATTACACCACGATCCAGATCATCGAGCCTGACATCCTGATCGCGCCGCGGTGGAAGCGGTCCAACCTGCTGATATCGGGTCACCAGTGCGGTTTGCACCCGTTCACGTTGATCCAGGCCAACCCCACGTCGGGCAACCTGTGGGGGCGCAGCGAGATCGCCGACCTGATCAACCCGCAAGACTTCCTTGCCGAAACCGCGTCGGACATTCGCCGGCTGTTCGGTCTGCAGGTCGACAAGCTCCTGGCGTTCTCAGGCGACGGGCTGACGGATGAGCTTTACGACCAGATGCGCCAGGCCGGGTATGCCAACCTCGGCCCGAGCGGAAGCGCCGTGGACCTGACGCCAAAGTTCCCGGCCGAGGCGTTACCGCTTCTGGAGAAGCTGATCCAGATCATTGAAATGATTAGCGGTTTTGACAACATGCTGTCGGGAAAGGGCGAGCCAGGCGTGCGCAGCGGCGTGCAGAGCAACCCAATGATGAAGGCGGCGGGTGCGCGTCTGAAGGACCGGTCCTTGCTGATCGAGCGGCAGTGCGCCGCGGCGGGTGATCTGCGTTTGAGCATCATGGAGGCGAAGGACGGCCGAGCCTACTGGACCGATCCGAAGCACCCGAACGAGACGCAATTCCTTCTGGCCGACCTGCCGGAAGATCGGCGTGTGACGGTGGACGGCCACACCACGTCGCCGATCTTCGCCGACGATCATCAGTCGCTCATCGTGGGCGGCCTGAAGCTGGGCATCATCGACCCCGAATCTGCCATCGAGATGCTGCCATTCCAGAATAGGGACATCATCCTGACGCGTCTGCGCGCCAAGGAAGAGAAGCAAGCGGCGCTGATGCAGCAGCTCCAGAAGCAGAACCCGGAGGAATACGCGAAAATCATCGAAAAACAGGCGTCGTCTAAGAGACGGTAGTTGACCGTCAAAGATACGTCTGTTAGACGTATTCAAGCCGGGCGGGATACGGAGCGCTGTGTGGGGATAAGAGACCTCCCCTCTCTCCGCTTCACACAGCGTCCGCCCGGCGCATTCAGGGGGGTTAGAAATGTCGGTCACGAAGAAAAAGGCGAGCAAAAGCAGCAGCAAGCCCATGGGCCGCCCAAAGGGTGGTTTGGACAGCAGGCTGAACAGCCCCAAGGCAATTCGCCGCCAGAGTAACAAGCGTCTGTCCGGGCTCCGTGCGCTGGCGATAGCGTTTTGACTGATACCGCAACCCTCGATATCGCCACTCTGGCGTGCCAAGTCTGCGGAGGCGGGTGGTTTGCATGCTCGCCCGGCACGGTCGCTGAGGATCAAGAGCATGGTAATTTGTTCAAGTTAAAGCCGGCACCCGAAGTTCCCATGCAGGTTTGGTGCCTCGACTGCTGGCCGCTCAGGAAATAACAGTTGGTTGGAGCCGATTTGACCGGCGCCGATCGGACGCCGCTACATGGCCATCCTCGCTAAGCGAACGGCTCCGAACGTACACGGCCGTTGCGGTGCGCAAACCGGGCTCCGTAAAACCATTGCGGAAAGGATGGCCGCCGATCGCTATGGAAGAGGGAAACCAAAACGATGCCCATACCAGCCGAAGCCGATCACCACATCGTATGCGAATGCCGAAGCCTGTCCAGTTTCACTTAGGAATCTAGGCGGTCGGACCAATGGTCGAGTCATCCATAGTGGTCACCACGAGCGGTGGAATGCAAACAAACGCGTTCATCATCGGGTAGAAAGCGTTCATCATCACGTCCACGCCGACGTTCAGCACCTGCGTTTCCCCCATGTCGGGAAACTGGATCACCACATCCTGCGTGATGGCGTCTTGCCGGCGCAAGAACTTCGCCCCTGACGGCGAAATCGCATACCCGACCGTCCCCCATGCCCGATATAGCTTCGAGGCATTCGCCGCGAGCCGGCAGTTCTGGTAGCGATCGATGTGCCGGCGCAGCTCGCCAAGCTCGCACTGCATGCCGCCCCAGGCGCCAGGGACCATATCAAACATCAGGAGCGCGTTGAAATTCCATCCCCACAGGATGATGTCCCAGTCCTTGGGGAGCGATTCCAAGACCTTCCGGTGCGCGCCCATGAACGACAGATGCACGATCGCGTCGTCCTCAAAGATTGTCATCGGCCGGCCTGCCTCGATCACCTCATCCCAGAACGCCATGTGCGACAGGAGACACCCGAGCGCGCCGTCTGAATGCTTCAGCGACGGGTAACGTAAGCGGTCCACTGTTTGACCGTCGACCGCGGTCTGCACGACGCATGGGACATGCGGGTTGCGGGAATGGAATAGCTCCAGGCGATGGGGGGTCCGTTCCAGGCTGAGAACGCGCAGGTCTTCCATCATTCTATCACGTCCTGTGATGCCCATTCGGTGAATGCCTCGATCGGCAGGAGCCATTTGCGGCCGATCCGTCGATGCGGCGGCGGGTTGGGGCCGCGCAGGCGGGTATAAAGCGTCGTCAACGACACCCCGACCATGGCCGCGCCCTGCTTCGGGCTGAGATATTTCGGGATGTCGATATCCAGCGGTTCGGCCATCACACGCTTTTACCAACGCGATCAAAGCGCGCCTAGCGAAATAAGCGAACGCCGCCATTGCGCCGCGCGCGCGTGTAAGCGCTGACTGCGGCGCCCGGACTTAACTGTCTCCCGAGTCAGAAATGACCCGAGTGGCGGCGATAACGAGGAGCGTTCGGGCATCGTGTCACTATTCAGGAGATCGCTATGATTAAGGAAATTGGCGCTCGCGACCGTCGTCCCAAGGGCCGCGGCCGGAAGCACTAATATGATCCGCTTCAGGAATATGAAGCGCGGTCGTCGGATGTAGTCCAGAGCCATGCCGATTCCGGGCGAAGCCCCGCCGACACCACCGCCTGAAGCTCCCGGTGCCGCCGCACCGCCTGGAGGAGCGCCAACGCCGGGTCAGCCGCCTATCGGCTCCTCCCCTGCAACGGCGCCGACCCAGAACCTCGGCCACGCGGCGCAGGGTATTCAGATCGTCGGGATGCTCCTGAACGGCATGGCAATGGCTATTGCCAAAGTCGGCGCGTCTACGCCGGTCGGCCAAGCGCTGTCGAAAGCCTTGGTCGATATCGGCAAGCACGTGCCGCCTGGCAGCAGCACGCCGCAAGGCGAGCAGAACGCCATGCAGGCGATGATGCAAAAGAAAATGCAAATGGCGCCGCAGATGGCCGCCATGGGTGCGCAAGGTCCGCGCCCCCCGATGCCGGGAGCCCCGCCGGGCGCTGGCGCACCTCCACCGATGGCAGGGTAAGGTATTCAAATGCCGAATATTTTCCAGGACAACACAAAGTCTATCCCCAAGTCTGACGCGCAGATCGTCCGCGTGAACATGGAAGAGCTGGAGATCGGCGGCCGGAAGTCGCACCTGCCGGGCGGCTCGAAGGCGACCGACATGAGCATCAGCCACGTCCCGAACGCCGGATCGAAGACCTAATCCATGGCGGTTCGCGAGGTAGACGAGTCCGAATTCCTGAACGCGCAGGCCGTTGTCGCCGCCGTCAACAAGATGATGGGCGACAAGGACGCGCGCAAGCTTCTGCTCCAGGCGCGGAAGAAATCCGACCCGAGCGCGGTTATCCCGGAGCTTGACGCGGCCGAGCCCGTCAATGCGCAGGTCAACGAAATCCGCGCGATGCTCGCCGAGGAAAAGGCAGCACGCGAGGCTGAGAAAGCCGAGCGCGCCCAGGCCGCCCAGGTTGCCGAGTTCACCCGCTCATGGGAGCGGCAAAAGAACACGCTGCGCCAGGCGGGATGGCGGGATGACGGGATCGACGCAATCGAGAAGATGGCGCAGGACCGCGGTATCCCCGACCTCGAAGCCGCTGCCGCGCTGTTTGAAAAGCTGCACCCGCCGGCCGAGCCGGTCCAGCCGAACGGTCATGGCTCGTGGGGCTTCTTCGATGGCAACGCGGAAGACGACACGTTCATCAAGTCAATGATCGCTTCGAAGGGCGATGACGAAGGCGCGCTCGATCGGGAGATCAAGGCGACACTGAAGGATTTTCGGAGCCAAACGGGCGCCAGGCGCTGAGTAGGAGTGTAGAGACGTGCCGATCCCCGGTTTAGGCGTCGCCCCCGCAGCGGGCAATATTTATAACGAACTGACGGCCACTACCAGACGCGCGTTTGTCCGGAAGTTGTTCGTCCAGATTTATTTCGCCTCTCCGTCTCTGTTCTATCTCTGGGGAAATGCCCAGAAAGCAGCGGGCGGCCTGAACCAGATCACGATCCCCATGCAGGGTCAGAGCATGGTTCAGGGCCAGTTCACCGGATACGGCGGTGGATTTAACTCGCCAGTTATTACCCCCGGCATCCAGAACGGCCAGTGGAACCTCGCCTACTGGGTTGTTCCGATCCCCCTGCCGTTCGGTGAAACGATCATCCAGGCGACCGATCGGGAAATCTCGCTGCTCAAGGCGCGTATGAATGACGCCTATGCGGTGACCCGGCAGAACATCGCCCGGCTGCTCTATACGAACAACACGGCGAACCCGCTGTATCCGAACAGCATGGTCGATGCTTTCGACAACGGCACCAACGCGCCGACCTATGGCGGCATCAACCGCAACGCGGCGGGCAACTCGGCCTTCCAGGGGCAGTATATCAACGCTGGCGCCGGCACGACATGGGCAACGAACTTCACCACCAATACTACGGGCTTCAACCGCAAGGCGATGGCGACGCTGATCCAGAAGGTGACGGACGCCGCGGGCGGCGAGGCGCCAACCTACATCGTCATGAACCCGGCTGACTTCGCGACCACGAACAACGACTTCATCGGGGTGGAGCAGGGCTACGTCGAGCCCGGCAACCGGTTCTCGATCGATACGCCGATCAGGTCGTCATTCCCGAATATGAACATTTCGGGCGTGCCGATCTTCGCCGACCATTTCGTGCCGGTCGGCAACATGTGGGGCGTGAACGTAAAATACAGCAATATCTACATCAGCGAAGACGCGGCAATGGACTTCAGCGGCTTCTATTCGCTGGTTCCTCTTGGTCAGATCGGCCAGCAGGGGATTGTCGTGCTAGGGTATGACTTCGTGTCGGCGAAATCAGTGTCCGGGTTCTGGTGTTACGGATTTGGTGGGAATGCCTATTAAGGAGTCGGAACGATGAGTATCATTATTTCGGGTCCGGGCGTTGGCCTTCCGTATCCGATGTCCCTGTATCCGGGGAATCTGAACAACGCGCCGCAGAACACCCCGGCCAACTTCGTCGGCATCTCGCCGGGCGATGAGATCGTTATCCCGAGCACGGGCACGAACGGCTGGATCGTCGATACCGGTGCGGTGTGCGTCCTGCAGTGGCTCGACCCGATCACCGGCATTTGGCGCACGGACCAGCGCCCTGGCAGCGGCGCGCAGATTGTTACAAGCGACGGTTTCACGCGGCGGATCGCGAACCTGACAGGGTGCCCGGTTGGTGCGGCGGTGACCGGCGGCGGTTCCGGCTACGCGCAGGCGACGGCGACGATCACCCCGAACATCGGCGGCTCCACCTGGCAGGCCATCGTCGGCGGGGCGCTGTCGATTTCCACGATCGCGGCGACCGGTGCGAATTACACGATGGCGCCTCTGGTCCATATCCCGGTTCCGCCGAACCCCGGCATCCAGGCGACGGCTTACGCGGTCATCACCTCGGGCACGGTGTCGTCGGTATCGCTGCAGGACTTCGGTGCCGGCTACATCTCCGCGCCTACCGCGCTGATCATCCCTAACCCGGCCGATCCGAACTACGGCACGATCACCACGGCGTCGATCACGCTCGTGCTGAACGCGGCGCAGTCCACGGCGATCACGGGCGCGCTGCTCACGAACAACGGCGCCCCGATCACGTCGAGCCTCACCGGCCTGACACTGACGGCGACCGGTGGCGCAGGGTCCGGTGCCACGCTGGCGGCTCTCGTCATGCAGTGCATCACCGCGGCGACGGTTACGGCAGGCGGCGGCGGCTGGGGCAACGCGGCGGAACCCCCCACCGTGACCACGGCCGGCGGATACTACAACGGCGCGGCCTCGGTGAACCCGAACCCGATGGTGGAACTGACCAAGTTCCGCGCCAGGCCGGGCGTTATCACCGTCACCGCATCGAGTGCCGGTCTGATCTCGGCTCCCGTCGTGCAGGACCCGGGTCTGTTTGTGTCCACGCCGAGCGCTGTGATTATCCCTGGCGGTGCGCTGCCGACCACGCTGGCGTCGGTCACGCTTACACTGGGCGGATTCCAGGATACCATACTGCTTCAGCCTCTCTGAGTTGCGGGGCCGGGAGGTGGTGACGCATGCTGACAACCTACCTCACGGCCACGCAGAGTCTGCTCCAAAACCCGGCGGCCCCCATCCCGCTTTACGCGACCACCGCGCTTACCACGTATATCAACAGCGCCCGCAATCAGCTTGCGGGCGAAGCGAAGTGCATCCGCTATATGGGAACGCTGGCGCTGACCGCCGGAACCCAGGTCTACCCTTACAGCGCAATCGCTTTAGCCGGGGGGACTGCGGCCGGTATAGCTGGTGTGCTGGATGTCGAGACGCTTTGGTATCAAGTCGGCGTGGGGCAGAAATGGATACGTCCTCGCCCCTGGCCGTGGTTCTCTCTTTTTGAGCTGAACAACCCGGTCCCTGTCGGCGGCCCGCCGAAGGTCTGGGCGCAATATGGGCAGGGCGCGAGCGCGCAGGCATCCCCCCTGCCGGTCGGCGGTGGCTCGCTGTATGTTTCTCCGCCGCCTGATTTCGCCTATGCGGTGAACGTGGATTGCGTGTGCTACCCGATCGCGCTGGTGAACGACACGACGGCGGAAGCGCTGCCGTTCCTGTGGACGGACGCAATACCCTACTTCGCGGCGTATCTGGCTCTGCTGAGCGCACAGACCGGCATTCGGACGCAGGAAGCGCTTGGAATGTATAAGCTCTATAGCGAGTTCGTGGACCGGGCGCGCAAGGCTTCCACGCCGATGGTGCTACCGTCGATCAACCCGCAAGTCCCGAACCCGACCCGGCAGAACCAACTTGGCGTCGGCGGCGGATAATGCCCGCCACGCTCAACACTTACCTCAAAAGCGTCCAGCGCTTCTGCCGTGACAGCCGGCAGGAGCTGTTGGACCCGGCCGACCTGATTGACTACATCAACCAGGGCCGGCGCGAGGTCGCGATGCGCGCGCAGTGCATCCGGGTGCTCCCTCCGATCAGCGGCGCGATCACCACGATCCAGGTGACGAACGGTGGCTCGCAATACACCAACCCCCAGGTGGTCATCACCCCTCCCGACAGCCCGACCGGCTTCCTGCCGTTCCCGAACGGCAAGCAGGCCATTGGCACGGCCACGGCGATCGGCGGCGTCATCGTCAACGTGGCGGTGAACTATGGCGGCAGCGGTTATTTCGCGCCGCAAGTCACGATCAACGACCCAACGGGCGCGGGATTTACTGCGACCGTCAACACGTCTCTGAACAACACGCTGAACGAAGGCCAGGAAGCTTACCCATTTTCCGGGATTGATCTATCGTATTTCCCTGGCGTGGCGTCGGTCTATTTTGTCCGTAGTGCGTCGATCATATACAGCAATTACAGATATTCGCTACCGATGTATGCCTTCTCGACTTACCAGTCGTTGATACGGCAGTATGTTGCATCGCAATATCAGTATGTCCCTACGTTTTGTTCGCAGTTTGGCCAGGGTGTGAATGGCACGCTGTTCATGTATCCGGTGCCGTCGCAGAGTTATCAGTTGGAGTTCGACTGCCAGTGCTTGCCCCAAGACCTGATTGATAATCAGAGCGTCGAGGCGCTGCCGGACCCGTGGACTGATTGCGTTGGATATTGGGCGGCGGCTCTGGCCTATCTGGAACTACAGAACGGCAACGCTGCGCGCATGTATTTCGACTTGTTTGACAAAAGGGTATCCGCGATTTCTGCTCATGTCCGCCCCGGAAGAATCTCAAACCCCTACGGGCGCTGGTGATTATGCGCTTACTTCTGATCAATTCACCGGCTCTGCGTGGGCCACGGTAACGGCGGTCAACTGATGAGCGGCAGCAGCATCCAGCAGAGCGGCAGCGTCACCCCCGGCCATCCGGCGGTCTGGGTGCAGGATGGCGTCTGCCAGGACGCCGGGCCAGCGACATCGGGCATTCTCGGCGAACTGGGTCTTCAGAACAACGGCGGGATCGCATTCGGGATCAACAACGTCGCCCCGAACAACCCCAACGGCTACACGCAGTTCGGCATATCGGTCGCCCAGACGGGCACCATCACGCTGTATGCGGAGAGCTACAACGGCGCCCCGCCTGCGGTGCTCAACTTCAACATCAATGGCTTGGTCTATCCATTTGCGCTATCGGGCAACGTCACCGGCCCGTCGTCTTCGGTCAATGGCGATCTCGTATCGTTCTCCGGGACCACGGGCGTTCTGATCGCCGATGCCGGGATCAATGTGACCGGTATCACCATTTCGGTGGCGACGATCGCGGCATTGCGGGCCGCCATGACAAGCAGCTTGCCGCAACAGCAGGTCTTTGTTCTGGGATACGCCGCGTTCCTGGATGGCGGGCAAGGCGCTTTCTACGTCGATGCAAGCGATGTGGTTTCGGCCGACAACGGCGGGACAATCATCGTGGACGTGTCCGGGCGCCGCTGGTATCGCCAGACGGGCGGCGGGTCGTGGTCTGTCAAATGGTTCGGCGCCAAGGGCGACGGGAGCACCGTCGACACGGCGGCGTTCACCAACGCCATCGGCGCGCTTTTGACTGCTGGCGCCGGGGTGCTGTTCTGCCCGCCGGGGACCTATATCGTCTCAGCGATCTCCGTGCCCAATGGCATCACCATCCAGGGCGCGCGGGCAGCGACGACGCTGAAGCTGGCACCAGGCGCGGAAACCGACGTGATCGTGTCGCAAGGGGCGTGGGCGCAACTGAATCGCCGCATCACTGCGACGGTATCCAGTGGCGCGACATCGGTCACCGTGAGCAACGTCACCGGCATTTCGGTCGGTGACACCATGATTTCGCAAGCCAATAACGGCATTTGGTATAACTATTCGGTCGGCTCGATCAGTGGTGCAACGATCGGAATCGCGGGGTCTTTGACCTTGCCGGGTGGCGCGACGCTCGCGGTCGGCGCCCCGGCACTGGACGCCACGACGATCTATACGGCCACGATGACGATCCGTGACCTCACCATCGATGGAAATGTGTCAAATCAGCCGGCGGGGCCATCCAACATCTGCCTGTCCCAGACCGCGGCGCCCGGCTCGCTCTCAATCAATGGCGGACTCGCGATCGGCGGGACTGCTTACCTCTCCTATGCGAGCAATCAGTATCTCATCATCACCACGACGGCGGCCAACACCGCCACGGTGACGATCACCGGGACGCGAATCCAAGGAAACTACACGTCAAGCGGCCTGTCGGAGACCGTTACTCTCGGCGCGGCTGGCGCGATCACCACGAATAACCAGTATGTCACCGTGACCTCGGTCGTCGCGAATGCTGCGATCACCGGGCAGATCAGCGTTGGCGCGGCGGACGGAACGGCGTCCTGCAACGGGATTACCGTCATCATGGCCAACCCCATCATTGAAGATGTGTATATACAGAACGCCCGGGGTTGGGGCGTGCGAATGGGCTTCACGACCGGGTTTAATGACATCATCCCCTACATGACGAATGTCGCGGTGAATTCCGCGTGGGGCTTGGCCTGGATCAATGCAAACGATTGCCGGTTCAGCCGGTTGATCGGCAACTTTCTGAACCCGCTCGGCATCTGGTGGGACCGGGAGTCGTCAGGATCGATGCTCGACCAGGCGCATGTATCCGGCGCCTACACCGGCACGGTCGCGGTGCAGCCAGCCTGGGGCATGGTGGTCGATGGCGACACCGTCAACTGCACGGATGTGAATATCGAGGAATCGGTCCTCGCCCAAGTGCTTGTCCGCGCGAACAATTTCCAGTTCAACGGCGGGAACGTCTTTTACACCGGGGCAAAACCGAACGACACCACCGAGTCGGCCGGGTTCCAGATCGGCGACACGACCAACGGGTTTACCGGGATCGAAGCATACGACATCGTGACCCGGGCAAAAAACTGTTCGGCCGGCGCGATCGACTTCGTCAGCGACGGAGGTTATGGGCGCGTCCGGCTCACGGGGTATGATCAGCAGTCGACGGTGGCCAGCAATGCGCTGAGTGGCGCCACCAGTATCACGCTCAACGGGGACATCGCCGCGTTCGGGGCCGGAAACAACGTCGTTATCCAACTCAACGGGCCTTCCTACCAGCAGGTCAATCTGACCGCCTACAATCAGACCACGGGTGTCGCCACGATCTCGCCGGCTCTGAGCGGAGCGGCCAATGGCGGGAACAAGGTCTATCGGGGTCGCTCGATCACCGGCACGCTGGCAACCGGGGCGGCGCAATCGGACATCCAGATCAACATGATCGGGACATTCCCGCAATCCTTCATCCAGGCCATCCCGAACGTCTATACCGTGGCGTTTCTGCCGTCCGCGTCGTTTGCCGTGGCAGGGGCGCGGGCCTTCGTCAGTGACGCCACCGCGACCACATTCGGCTCAAACGTGAGTGGTGGCGGCTCCAACTTCGTGCCGGTGTTTTTCACCGGCACCACATGGGTCATCGGATAAGTGTCCGATAGCCAGTCAGGGGGCGGCGGGCAAGGCGGGCCTCCGTTCCAGCCATTAGCGTTCGAGGGCTTCACTACCCTGAACACTGACGGCTCTCGGCCGGGGATCAAGGATCAGGAGATGTATTGGTGCGACGGCTTTATGCCGGTCGGCGCCTCGCAGCTTCGGACAATTCCCGACGTGGGGGCGCCAATCTTTGCAGTCGCCTCGCCGAAAACGATCGTGTTCTTCGCCTTTGCGAACATAGGGTCGGACCCTTACGCCGTTGTGTTTATCTCGGATGGCAGCGTGGAGTTGGTCAATACACAGACCAATGTTGCAAAACAGATCATGATCCCGGGCACGCTGATTAACCCGCTGCCCACGAATACCGGGATCGCGCAGTGGGGCAACCAGTTCATCATCATCGTGACGGAACTGGTCAACGGCTATTGGATAACGGACGGTCTGATCCTTTACTCGGCCGGGGGGATCGGGCCGACAGCCAACGATCTGACCTCGGGCGGCACGGGTTACACCAGCGCGCCGGGGCTCGCGGCCTTCGGCGGCTCCGGGTCCGGCATCACCTTGACGCCGCTCTTCACCCCGGGCGACAACGTCTATGAGCTGGTCGTTGGCAATCCGGGGACCGGCTACAAAGCCGGCGACTTCGTCCAGTTGCAGTTCAGCGGCGGCGGGACCGACACGGGCGGCATCCTGACGCCGAACGTCGTGAACGGCTCGATTGCGTCGATCAACATCGTGAACGGCGGGACCGGCTACAAGATATCGCCGCTGACGCTGTCGTTTGCCGGCGGTGAGGGCGGCGGCGCGGCGGCGACGGCCACCGTGACGGCAGGGGTCATCACGGGGACCTCCGTCACGACCGGCGGGGCCTTCTACAACAACCAAGCTGCTGTCATCATCCCGCCAGGGTTCAACAACGCCGCGTCCGCCACGCTCGCGCTCATGCCGTTCGGCCTGAACGGATCGGCGGTGGAGACCTATCAGAACCGGGTCTGGGTGTCCTCGGTGAGCGATGTGCCGGTGACGGAATCACTGATCACGTTCAGCGCGCCGGAGAGCTACACGGACTTCAGCGCGGCGGACGGAGGTGGCTCGTTCAGCTCCGCCGACAGCTTCCAGAAGGTTAGCTACATACAGCCGAGACAAACGAACGGCTTTCTGTATCTCGTGTCGGATTCGTCCATTAACTACATAGGCGGCGTGACCACGTCCGGCGAGCCGCCCACAACCTCGTTCAGCAACCAGAACGCCGACCCGGAAGTGGGCACGCCGTGGGCGACCACGATCAGCACCATCGGATCGAACCTCGTGTTCGCCAACGCGTGGGGCGCGCATGTCAGCTACGGCGGGCAGGTCACGAAGATCAGCTCGCAATTGGACGGCTTCTACAACACCGTGCCGATCAATCCGGCTTTTACGCCATCGGCCGCCAAGCACATTCTCTACGGCAAGGCCGTCTGGGTTCTGCTCTACCCCGTGATAGATCAATACACGTTCGCGCCGGTGAACAAGCTTCTGATGTGGGATCGCGAGAAAAAGGCATGGTGGACAAGCCAGCAGAGCGTCAGCCTGACGTTCATTGCGGGGCAGGAGTTCAACTCGGTTCTGTCGGCATATGGGACAGACGGCACGTCCCTCTATCCGCTGTTCGCGGTGCCGGGGGATGGCTTCACGAAGGTGGTTCAGTCCAAGATGTGGACCGCGCCGGGCGGATATCTGACGGCAAAGTCATCGGGTCGGGCGTGGCTCCTGGCGCAGTATGACAGCCTCACGTCGCCGGCGCTGACGTTCCTCGTGGATACGGACGCGGGGCCGCTGTTCTCGCAGAGCATCACGTTCGCAGGACCCGCGACAATGGAGGGGTTTTATGTTACGCCGCCGACCGCAACGGGACAGGTCGGGGTCATGCTCGGGATGACGATCGCAACGAACGCCGCGGACGTGACGCTGATCTCGGCGTCTATCGATTCCGTGCCGGTCGGGTATCGCGGCTAATGGCTCTCGCGGACCTGTTCAATGTCCCATCAAGCCCGGAAGAGATGGCAAAGTGGAGCTTTGCGCACCAAGCGCACCATCGCGAATTGAATGATGAGATATTTCAGAAACACGGCATATCCATCCCGGAGTATATTCTTGATCCGGTAAATCTCGCGGACCCGGTCTCCTTCTTATATCGACACACAACTTGGCACAACGATATCGATCAGGTATTAGGTGTCTCCGGATACGACCTGACATCGGTGGATTTCACGGATAAAGAGCAGTTTTCCGGGTGGATATGGCTGAACGCGCAATTGCATCTGGCCGAAGCTGACGCAACCGAGGTGTTCTGATGCCGATTCTAATGCCGATGAGTGCGACACCCCCGGAAGACATTCGCCGTGTCGAGCGGGTGGACCTGGAAATGATGGCGGCGTGGCTGGTGAAGCGCCTGCAGGAACGCCACACCGAGGCGGGCTATGGCGTGATCATGGGATGGCTTGGCGGCTTGTTGGCAAGCAACGAGTATTTCTTCGTCCGCACTGCGCGGGCGGTCGCCCTCGCACAAGTGGTCCGCCTTCCGCTGGAGGTGCAGCCCGAGGTGCATGTGCGGTTCTGCTTCTGCATGGCGGAGGAAGATGAGCACGAGGCGGCCGATTTATACCCGCGCATGGCGTCATGGGCAGCCAATCTGAATGCGTCCAAAATCTTCCTTGCGGGCTGGAGCGACATCACCTTTAAGCGGGCCGGCGCGAGGATCGGCCGGAACACGCAATTGAAGACACCGGAACACTATGTCCTGCTGGGCCGAGTGGTATGAGACTGCCGTTTGCCACCGAGTCCGAAGTCCACGCCTTGGCTGCCCGCGTAACCGCTCTTGAACAGGAATATACCAAGATGAGCACTACGATCACCACGCTGACCGCAGATATCGCAACGCTGACCGCGACCGTCCAAACCGCTGTGACCGATATCATGGCGCTGAAGGCCACGATCGCATCGCTGGATGCGTCTGGTTCCGGTGCAACCGCCGAACAGATTTCCGCTCTGGACGCGCAGGTCAACACCGCCAACACGAACCTCGCCGCTGCCCTGTCAGCGATCCCGGCGGCCGATCTGACCGCGCCGGCGACCACCACGCCAGAGCCGACCCCCGAGCCTACTCCTGCGCCGAGCACCGTTCAGGCTGGCTAACGCCAAGTGACCGAGGCGGGGCCGCCGTTTATCGTCTACGCGCTGCCCCGCTCTCGGACTTATTGGCTATCCCGCTTCCTCTCCACCGAAGGGTGGCACTGCGGGCACGATGAGATTCGGCACGTGCGGAGCCTGGAGGATGTGAAGTCCTGGCTCGCACAGCCGTTCACCGGCACCGTCGAGACCGCCGCCGCGCCGTTCTGGCGGCTGGTCGAAACCTATTGTCCCGACATCCGCACTGTCGTCGTTCGCCGGCCTGTTGCAGATGTGGTGGAGAGCGCCATCCGCCTTGGCGTTGGGATCGACCGCGCGAAGCTCACGAAGGGCATGACCCTTCTGGACCACAAACTTGACCAGATCGAGGCGCGGGCGCGGAACGTCATTTCCGTCAGGTTCTCCGAACTAGGCGACTATTCACAGTCCGGTCTTGCTTGTGGGCGCGTGTTCCAGCACTGCCTCGGTCAGAGGATGAACACAAGATATTGGATAGAAAAGGATAAAGAAAATCTCCAGATAGATATGCTGCAATGCCTGAGATACTTCCAGGCGTTCAAACCTCAGATGGACAAAGCAGCAAGTATAGCAAAGCATAAAATGTTGCGCGACATGGCGCGCCACGCCCCGGTCGAGAAAGACGGCGTGACCTTCCAGCAAGAGGATTTCGATACCTTTTTCCGGGATTCTGAATCTCTGATGCGGGAACATTGCGCGCAGATCGGGGAACGCCCGGACAGCTTCCGTTCGAAGAACGTTCCCTTGGCGCGGCGGCTTTACGAGAAAGGTGTGATGCAGATCACAACGGCCCGCTGCAACGGCCGGATGTTCGGCTACCTGATGACGCTCTATGGACCTTCGATGGAGAGCGAGACCGAGACCGAGGCGCTGAACCTCGCGTTCTTCGCGTCGCCGGACATCCCGCTTCTCGGCCTGAAACTGAAACAGGCGTGCGCGGCCGCGCTACGGGAAAAGGGTGTGAACCGGGTTTTCTCCCGCACGGGCCGCGCCGGGCCGCGCATGGGCGTTCTCGATCGTCGGATGGGTGCGGAGGAGATCGGCATCATGTATAAGCTGGAGTTGGAGGCGGAATGACATGGGCTTGGCAGCAGCGGGCGCGTCGCTTTTTGGAGTAGCAGACGCTGGTCTTGCGGCCGGTGCTGCTGAGGGTGCCGCCGACTTGGGTGGCTTGTCAGCTCTCTGGGCTGCCCCGACAGAAGCGGCGCTTGCAGCAAACGGGATTGGCGATGTGGCAGCCGGCGCGGCTGGACTGGCTGGCGCAGGGGACGCACTCGGAGCGGTCGGCGCAGGCGCGGCTGGTGCAGCCGACGCACTTGGTGTCGGCGCAGGCACCACGGCAGCCGCCGGGGCGGCGGACGTAGGCGCTGGTGCCGGGGCATTGGCGGCGCCGATTGGCACGACCCCGCTCGCCGCCGCCGGTCCGGCCGCGGCATCAATCGCGGCTCCGGTCGGCGCGGCTCCTGTTGATCTGACATCCGCGGCCGCGGGCGTCGGCGCCGGTGGCGCTGGTGCTGCGCCGACAGACGCGTTGACGCTGGCGAGTTCCACGGTCCCGGATGCCGGGGCCGCTGCGGGGGCTTCGCCTGCTGCCGCAGCAGCGAACGGGATTGGCGCCCCGGTAACGGGCGCCGGCACCATCGGCAACTCGGCCTGGGAAACGCCGGCAGCGGCGGGGGCCGCGGGCAACAGCGGGGGCGGAGGGATCGGGAGCTTTCTCGGTTCGGCCGGCAGCGCGCTGCAAGCGCACCCGCTACAATCGCTTGGGGTCGGCGTGGCGGGCCTCGGCCTGGCGAAAGACCTGTTCGCCGATCAGGCGCCCAAGGGCACGAACGCGCTGAACAGCCTGGCGGCCAATTCCGCCTCGCAGGGCCAAATTCTGCAATCCTACCTGGAGACGGGCACCCTGCCGCCCGCGATCCAGGCGTCGGTCAATGCCGCGACGCAGGCTGGCATCTCCGCGATCAAATCGAAATACGCCGGTATGGGCGTGGCAGCGGGGTCTTCCGGCGAGGTGCAGGACATCGCCTCCCTCCAGCAGCAGGCCGTCTATCAGGGCGCGACGCTCGCGGATCAGCTTCTCCAGCAGGGCCTTAGCGAAACGCAGCTTAGCTCCTCGATTTATCAGAGCCTTATCCAGAACCAGACGGCGATGGACGGCCAGACGACGCAGGCGATCGGTGGCTTGTCGTCGGCGCTCGCCGGTGGGATCAGGCTGGGTAATAGCGGCGTGACGGTTCAGCAGTAATGTCAGGCAGCACGACCCCCGATCCGTTTGCGCAGGCGGTATCCGGGACACCGGTCCCGCCATGGATACTGGCCGGCCTGGTGAGGACCGAATCGGGCGGTAATCCGAACGCGCGTAACGACCAAAGCGGCGCATTCGGCCTCGGTGGTTTCCTGCCATCGACCGCTTCGCAGCCAGGCTTCGGGATGCAGCCGTTGCCGGCCGGTGCCAACAACGACCAGCAACTGAAATTTGCGGCCGACTACCTGTCGGCGCGCGGAAAAGACCTCGGCCTGAAGCCAGAGGATTGGCAAGACCCGACCAAGGCAGCGGCGGCGCTGATCGCCTATCATGGGCCGCAGAAAGACGCGAACGGCATCGACGGCGTCACCTATGCCATGAAGGCGCTCGGCCTTGACCCGCTCACCGCCTCGTCGGCGTTCGGCACATACCAGACCATGACCGCCCAGACGGTGAACGACATCCGCGCGGCGGGTGCTGAGAAGGCCAAGGCGCAGGGGCCGATCTACGATCAGATGATGGCCGACGTGGCGGCCGACAAAGCGCAGTTCAACAAGG